CGTTAATAGTTAAACTTCCGTTATTCCACCATTGCGTACCCATACTTTGAACACCATTTGCGCCAAGTCCGTTAGCAGCGAAGCCACCTAATGCCTGAACATACAATTTAGCAGCTTTAGAACTTACGTATAAATATAAATCTTCTTTTCCATAAAGTTGTGCAGGTATTGCAGCAACTACTTTAGACATTTCTGTGATAATATTAGCAGCATCCAATCCACCTGCAACCTTAGCAATCTGTTGAGCAGCAGGAATGTCCCCTGCAGCAGCAGAAGCAGCAATTAACTTGTTAAATCCATCAAATGAATTATTAGTTGCAGCAGCAGTATCTCCTTGCCAAATGTTAAATTCAGTATTTTGTGCAACTTCAGCAGCAACGTGTGCTATCATAAAGTCAGAAAATTTAGGAGGTAAAGTTTGACCTAAACCGAATCCCATAGATTGTGATTCCCAATCGCTTACGAAGTCATATTTACATAATTGTAAATTAACTTGTAATTCAACAGGTTGAATAATTCTCTCTGTTAAAGTAACTGAAGAGTTTGGTGCAAAATCACATCCTGCAGCAGTAACTAAAGCCCCTGTTGCTAATTTTTTAATTACTTCTTTAAAAGAAATGTTTGCTTTTACTGTTAAACCACCATCGTCAATAGTTGATGCAGATAATAATGCAGCAGCGATATATTCGCCTGCGAATTGTCCTGCATAAGTCGTTGTGATATTCGTAGCAGTAGCTAATTGTAGTTTGTCTAATTTACTCATTTTATTGTTTTTTATTTATTTAATCTATTTAATACCCTGTCCATTGCTGAACTTCCAAATTTATTTTTTATAAACTCGTGCTTTTTTACAGTTGCCCCAACAGTTTCAGGATTGTGTTTTATTGGTTTACGTGATGCTTCAGAAAGTTCTTCTTTTGAAAATTCTTCTTTTACAGTTCTCGATTTCAAAACATTGCTTTTTTCTTCGCTCATTTCTTCCTCTTCAACGTCTTCCATTTTAGCTTCCTTATCGCCTTTTAAATCAGCAATAGCATCTTCTAAATTTTGGATTCGTTTCTCCATTCCTCGCCAATCAGCAACATCTGCTTCGCCATCTTCTGCCATCTCTTTATCTTCTTCTTCTAAGTCAGAAGTAATTTCTTCGCCCTCTTCGCCTTCCTTTGCAGGAACATCGTCAGAAACATCTCTAACGTCAGCAATTAGTCCCTCTTCAGAAACTACAATTAATCTACCATCTTCTAGTAGATATTCTCCGACAGGCATTGCTACCTTTTCATCGTCCGTAACGATAAAAATTTCAGAATCCTTTTCAAATGAGTCAGCCGATACGACTGTTCCATTTTCTAACTTCATTTCTTCAAGTTTAACCTGAATGTTTAGAAGTTCTTTAATTTGATTTAGTTTACTTTTCATATTTATTATATAACGTGGTTTAAATTAAAATTTGCATTTTCGATTGTTATTCGCTTACCGTTCCTGTGATCACTCCAATGCCTTGCGCTCTCATTGAGCCATCGCAACATTCTATTGAATACGTATTTTTATCCCAACATAAACAAGCTCTGTTACTGCCTTTAGGCGAGGTTCTTGAGCCTATATAAATATTGTCCTCTGTATTATTTGACATCTGTTAGAATTTTTTTGATTTCATTTAATGTAATTTCTTCAGAATACTCTTCTTTTATAGATTCTTTTGGCGATTCTATTTTATCAGCAAAGTAACCCTCAATACTGAAGCCTTTTACTTTTCCTGTTTTTACGTAATCATTCCAAACATCTTCGTTTTGAACTTTTACCGAACCCATCCAAGTACCAACAGGTACGTCCAAACCATATAAAGCAGTTTTGTCTTTTTCCTTATTTTCTACAATCCAACTTTCAACCAACGTTAAACCGTTTAAAGATTTTTCGTGTTCTAATGTGGTCTGTGATTGATTTCCGTTTTTAAGATATAATTGCGAAGCCTTTACAACTGTTTCTTTTGAAAAGAAAATATAGTAATCGCCCTCGTCTCCTTTTCTGTAAATAGGTTTGTTAGGAATTAACAATGCACCCATCAATAAACGTTTCTCTTTATTTATTTCAGCAAGTTTAATTTCCTGATTTTTTAGAGCAATAAAGTCAGATTCAATTGCAGGGCTTTCAACTATTGAAATCGCTTCAATTCCTGCATCTTCTTGTTCTTCATCTAATATTAGTTCGATTATTCTCATAATTATATAACGTATTAATTTTTAAAATTTGTATTTCTTTATCCAATTGTAGCACTCGTAACAATGTTTCTGTCTAAACTTTGCGAAGTAGTTACATCACTTGACACCACAAATGCCTGTACAGGTTGTGAAGCTTGACCGCCAATAGCATCCGCCAATTGATTGGTTTCACTTGCTCCTACCACGTTAAATGCAGGAGGTTCAGGAATCGCTGATGGCGAAGCACTTGCTGCTCCTGATGCAGGGTTAGTAGCCGAACCGCCACCTGCTTTTGGGTTAGTTGCTAAAATAGATTTTACCGACTTAAAACCAATCGCTGCAGTTGATGCAATATTTACAAGTTTTAAAGCAAATCCAAATGGTGTAACAGTCTTTGTAGCTAATTCCGCAGTTATACCCTGATAGGTATTTATTAATGCAGCAGCAGCAGCAGCAGCTTTTCCTGCTTTAGAATTTTCACCCAAAAGATTAGCTATTCCTGCAAAAGTACTTTTAGCCATATCTACTTCTGCATCTCTTTTTATACCCTCTATTTTAGTTTGTTCATCATTAAACTTTTTGCGTATTCGCATCTTGTCTTCTTCAGTTCCATTTAATCTTGTAACTTCAGCAAGTGCTTCATTCTTTTGTTCTTCTAATGTTAGTTCTTTTTTCTGTAATTCAGATTCTAAAAAAGCAGCTAATTTTTCGTCAGCAATTACTTTTTCTTCTTCTTCAATTATTTTCTTTTTTTCCTTAAATGCCTGTTCGACATCAATCAGCATTTGTTGCTCTGTTTCTTTATCTAATTTTAGTTCTTCTAATGCTTTTATTCTGTCTGCTCTTTCTTGTTCGATATCAGCAAATTTATTCTCTTTGTCTTTTATTCTAAGTCCATCTTTAAAATCTTGTACTGCTTTTTCTTGTGCAATCTTTTCATTTGTTGCAGCTTCTTCTGCTGCTTTTGCTTCAGTATTTAATCCTATAATTTGAGCAGAAACCTCTCTTGCTTTTAAAAGTCTTGCAGATTCTAAAGCAATTATATTAGCCTTTAATTGTATTTCTTTTTTTAAATCTTCTTTGGTTGATTTTCCTAATTTATTTTCAGCAACTTGTGCAGCCAATCTTAATTTAGCAGCAGTCAATTGTTTATTTACAATTTCATCTTCAACAGTTCCTGCTTCTTTCAAAAAATCAATCCTTTCTTGTAATGAAAACTTCTCTTTATCAATCGCTTTATTAAGTAGTTCTGCCCTCTTTTTAATTGCTTCAGCATTTTCTAAAATCAAGTCCCTTTCTAATTTATCTGCTTGAGCTCTTTTATCTGCAATAGCTGCTGCACTTCTTGCATTATCTGAAATCTGTTTTGCTAAATCTTTTGATGCTTGAGTTAATTTTTTAGTACCTGCTATAACTCCATTAATTAAAATAACCGCAGGGTTCAATTCATTGTTAAGTCCGATAACTCCATCTTTTGCATCTTCAAATGCTCCTGAAAAATCGCCACTAAATAGTTTACTAATTGCCGAACCTAATAAGCCGACGCTTTTCATTACTGCATCAAATTTGTCCATTACAAATGTTTTGATACTTGTACCGAATGATTTTAGTGATTCAATAGGATTCGTAAAGACGTTAATTAGTAACATCCCTAAGTCCGCAAGTTTATCAGTAAAGACCGTAACCACCGAACCAATAACAAGCATCATTTTGTTGAACTTGTTTTGTCCCTCTTCTGAAGATGTAAAGGCTGAAGCTAAAGCACCAACTGCTAAAACTAAAGCACCAAGTCCTGTTGCGATTATTGCACCCCTCATAGTCTTAAAAGAGCCTGTAACTTTTTTCAAACCTTTACCAAGTCCTGTAAATCCTGAAGCAAGACCACCTGTCATTTTATCAAGTTGTCCGATAACTCCCTCAAATTGTTCAGTACTTTCTGTTGTACTTTCAATTTCTTTATTTAGGTTATCTACGCTTTTAACTGCACCCTTTGTATCTACCTTAATTACAAACGTTTTTTCTACTGCCATTTTGTATTGTTTTTAATTTTTTCAATCACTTCTTTAAAATCTTTTGGTAAAGAATTTTTACCTTGTGCGATTCTAATATTCTCCGTTTCTCCATCTGCTACTTGTAGCAAATCTAATATGTTTTTTATCATACTTCGTTTAGTAATTCGATACTACTTTTTCCGTTCTGAAGATTTGTAGTAATTGAGTTAATAATATATCGTTGTGAATTTATTTCAAACGTGTCATTTAATTCAAAATCAAATAATATTCTTAATGGTAAATATGCACTTACTTGTGTAATTCGTCTCCTTGTATTAAAAACATCTATAATGTATTCACTATGATAAACTTTAAATAAAGTATCTGTAAAATCAGTTGTTCTTGTATATTCGTTTATTTCATTATTAAAATTTATGTTTATCTTGCTTAGTGCAGGATTTGAAAATAAACTATTTGATGGTTGTATGTATGAAGACTTTGGTACTGCTTGTGTTGCACTCATAACTAAACTAATATCTTCATCAATCAATTGTCTTGTAATTGCATAAAAAATTAATGGTTTTCCAATATAAGGTTGTTGATTTTCATTAACTGACCACCCCCATTGTATTTCAGTATCTGCACTATTGTTTACATTAATTAATCGTTCATATTTAAAATGTTCAAAAGGTATTAGCACTTTGTAAATCTCTGTTGAAGCATTAAAATTTACACCACCTGCTGTACCTGTTGGGGCTCCTGAATAACTTAATGCACCCCAATTTGAGCCTGAAAGCTGATTATGTTGTTTAGCTAAAATACTACCTGTACCCTCATACCCATAAACAATTTCGTTATAAGGTAAAGCGACATTTACTGCACTTTTTGTAGTATCTATAAAAGATGAAATATTATAATTAGTAGGTTCATCGTTTCCATTTAAATCTGCATTTGTATAAAAAGATAAATTTCCTGTTGAGGTTAAATTTGATGCATCTGTTGCTTTTAATGGTCTTATAACTATAACATCATTTTGGTCTACATAAGCGACTAAGCTAAACATCTTAAATAAACTTGTAAGAAATGAAATTACAGACATTTCAGGTATTTGTTCACTTACCAAAAAATCAAAATCGTTTGTAACAGAAAATGAATTTGCAAATACATTATCCGTATAGCTAAAACCTGATGCCTGTCCACTCGATTGGTAATAGCCATTAAATTCCCAATCAATATTTGAGAAACTTATAGTTGTTTCGGAAGTTATAGAAACAGTCATCCCTCCGTTTGCAACCTCATTAACTCGATTGCTGAAACTCCTTGTTCCTGCTCCGCTTGTAGATTGAAAAACAACATTACCATTTAAAGTAATTGTTACAACATATTCAACGGTACTTGTAGTTGTAAAAGTTATTTCATTATCAAATATTCTGCTCGGAAAATCCAACATTGCAAAAGGCGTAATTACTACATTTCCTTGTAATTGAAGCAGGACATTATTATTCGGTGCAGAAAAAACTACCTGACTTGTAACCGAAGTAACTTGTTGTGATGGTTGAACGTCCCCACTTTTACGATGCAGCCACATATATAATTTATAAAATTGAGGATTTATTGTACTAAAGAAATCCCTTGAAAATTGTATATTTCTTGTATAACCATTTGCAATAGTATATTTTATTTCAATCTCTAAAATTATTTCATACAATCTAACCGCAAATTTTAATTGATTCCATACAACACCTTTAACAGAACCTGATTGGTAATATAGGTTTCCGCTATTTGCAATATTTTGCGAACTATTATAATATAGCCTTTGAGTATGAGTAATTAACGGACATAATATTTTGCCATCTCCAATAGTGCCAAAGTAGCTATTTATACTTGCAGGTGTATATGGTATGCTATAAGAAGCACCGACCCAATCCAAACTTGCTAAAGTGTCCTCTCCTAAGATATCAGGCAATTCAACTGTATTTCCGAAAAATGTAATTTTATAAGTATAGGGTACATTGTTTCTTAAAGCAACTCCCTCCAATCTAATTCGTCCCATTTTATATGGTATCGAATTTAATTCTATTCGTGAATCTTTTTTAATTCTTGCATCAAATCCACCTACAATGTCAAAATTATAATAGTGTTTAAAAATCTTGTTATTTGTACTACTCGCAGGAATAGTAAACGTCTTTGTAAATGAGGTAAATATTTTAGCTACATCTTTTACATTCTGAATTGTTTGAGTTAAAGAAACCGTTTCATCTTTGAATAAATCAATCCTTGTACCCTCTATGTATAATTGTAATTCTTGCATCTATGTTATTTCTGTGTTACCTTATGTTATTTATGTAATCAAACGCATCTTCAAATTCTATTGTATAATTAATTAATCTGTTATTTAAAGATGTTTTTAATTCTATTCTTGAAGATTTAACTCGAACAGGTATGGTTAATTCACTGACAGGGTTTTCCTTTCTAAAAACTTTCATCCAAACATATTCGCTCAAAAGTAGTTGTTCAAAATATTCAGTAGCCCCCTCAGGGTAATAACCTGAATTTAAAGTATAAGATTTTTTAGCCTGTGTATTAAATGTACTTATAGGTGCTTCAGAAATTAGATAATAAGGCGGTGCATCGTCATAGTACAATGTATTTGACTTGTAATTTTCATTTTTACGACTTAGGTTTTGAGTTTCTTTTAAAGAAAACCAAAGGTCTTGTTGAGCGCCATATTTATTAATAAAAACTATCTCTCTGCCATTTCCGTATTTACTGCAATTTATACGAGTTATTTTTATGTCATCTGTTTGAGATGCATTTGAAACTTCAGTATCTGTGTCGCTATATATTTGTGTAAATACAGTACCTGAACTTGTAACTCCTGCAACACGACCACTCACGCCAATAGGTACAAAAATTTCAAATTCATTACTCGAATAAGATTCTGTTTTTATTGGTGCAATTAACCAAGTTGGTACAGTCCTTTCTGCAGTGTTTATAGGGTTAGAACCATTAAGATACGTTCCGTATGCTTCCCATCCAACGTCACTAAAAACAACAGGTGTTCCCACTACGTTACCTGTTCCATTTACACCATCATAATTTGTTAAGATTGAGCCAATGGATATGGTATTAGGTGTGTTGCTTCCTGAATAATATATCGTTAAATAATCTCTGCAAAGTTCCGATATTTCAAACGATGTATCTGAAAGCGAACTTTTATTTTTAGCAATTGTGTACCTTAAAATACCATCAATGGTAAGGGTTAATTTTGTAGATAGCACCAATACTGATACATTTATACTTTTAAACTGCGGACTTCTTAATGCTATGTTTGCCATTTTATTTATTTATTTTGAACCTAATATAATTGCGTTTTCTACATCTAAAAAAAACCCATCTTCAATGTCTTTATCTAATCCCTTTATTAATTCCTCATAAGGTTTTGTAAAAAATAGATTAGCCTTTAAGCCTTTATTGTAAATACTTCGAGCAATTAAAAAACTCATTGTATCATAACTTAAAAACCTACCTTGTTTATCTCGCCATTGAAATCTTTTTTTATTCAGCCAATTTAAAATGCCTTTGGTTAAACCACCTTTCGGTCCTGTCCCACTTCCGTATTGAAAGACTGACATAGCACTTGCAGTTTCAGGGTAAACCGATGTCTTCCCTCGTACACCTTTATCTACAAACATACCATAAGGCTGCATCATAAAATCAACTAAGAAAATACTTGGTTCAACTGTCAAATCATATTTAAGAGTATCATACAATTCGCCCCTACTTTTCTTGTCGTCTACTAAATTCATTTTAGCTCTCCTGACAACTTCAGTTGCAAATCCGTTAAGTACTTTTTCTAATTCCTTGTTTTTCATTTATGGGCAAATATAAATATCGTTATAAATCTGAATATCCATTGTTGCACTCCAACCTGCTAGTTGGTTTTCAAATCTGTCATAAAATGGAGTAATACTCGGACTTCCGTTTAGCTGATACATCTCGGTATAAAGAGTTCCCTTTCTTAAACGTTGTATAAGGCGATTTAAGACCGCCAATTGCGTATTAAGGATATCTTGAACATCATTGTTGCCAACGAACCTGTCAACCGTTAGTTCTTTACTTTGGTTCACAATATCACAAGCTAAAACTGTGATGTTAAAATCTAAAGTATTTTCGTTATCAATTACGTTATTAATTATAATATGCCCAAGTGGGAACATATCTTGCTTATTCAGATTGACGTCTGTTATGTCTCCTGTTGTAACTGTGTTGATACTAACATCTTGTAAAAGTTCAGTCTTTATAGTTTCTGTTAATTGATAAAATCCTCTTACGCCCTGATTTAAGTTTGCCATTATTTAAATTTTTTCTTCATTTGATTTGCTTCTATTTCTGCTTTGTCTTTTAAAAATGCTAACATCATAAAACAACTGTGGAAATTTAGTTTAGTGATATCTTCAAATCGTGTAATGTTGCCTTGAGCGAGTCCGTAAAGTGACTGATACCATCCCCATTTGGTTGAGAAGTTAGAAACTGCGTCAAGGCTTGTGTTTGCCCCTTGTCCAAAGAGTTCGTCATAATTGTCGATAACTCGAGTCCTAAATTCCAAAAAAAAAAGATGGAACTCATAACTGCATCCATAGGCATCTCAAGCATCTCTGCTTCGTTTCCTACTTTATACTCTGCAATATTATATTTGTCTTTTAACTTTGAAACAACAGGTCTGTAAAGAACTGCCATTGCTTTTTCTATGTTTTTCCAATCTCCAATATTTAAGTCAAGGTCAATGTATTCTCCTAAACTCATATCGTCTAATTTAGAGTGAAACCCATAGTCTATTTTGTTCAATTCAAACCTTGTAATTAGTTTAGGTTTTTCGTCAAACATCTTATAAATAATAGAAGAAATTTCGTCACAATCTTGTAGCTTTAATTTTAAAACATCATTCAAAGGAATGTTACAAAAAATCTCAATCATTTTCGATTGCAAAAATCTTTGTGAACTCTCGTCATCTTCTGCTTTTTCACTAAGTACTAAAAACTTTTTGTACTGTTTAAGATTTATTTCTTTTAGTGAGTTTGGGATTGTTACCTGTATCATAGTTATATAACGTATTTAAAATGGATTTTTACAAAAGTAAAATTACAAAAAAAAATGCACCTATTTCTAAGTGCACTTTTAAACAAAACAAAAATGTTTTTTTTATCTCATATCTGCTTCATAGCAGGTCGATGAGCAAAAGTCTTTGTCTTCATCTATAGCTTTTCCGCAAGTCCCACATTCTCCTGCTAAGTCATCAATTGGGTTTAAGTTATCGTACCATTCCATATTTTTAAGTTTTAAATGGGGCGGTTAAGCCCCTGTTATTATTATACCATCTCCATACGTCCATCTTTATTTTCAGCCATCATATAGGTGCATCCTGCATATCCTGTTGCTATATCTAAAATTGTAAATTCATTCATTCCATTATCTGCCATCAAATCCCAATTTGCGAATCCTGAATAATATTTGTGACCATCGTCATCATAAAGTTCAAAGAAATCTGTAAGTCCTGTTACTTTACATTTTTCCAATTCTGCTTCAGTTGGTAAGTAGTTATCTAAAAAATCAGTTGTGATTGCGAAGTAAGTGTTTCCTAATCTCTTGGTCGTGTAAAATCTTGCTTTTTTTGCGGTTCTCATTTTGTCTGTTTTTAACATAAGCTTTATTGCTTATACTACAATATACAACAAATAAACCTATTAACAAAGCATTTAATAACTTATTTTGATTTTTTATTTAAGTTCCAAATTATGAACCCTGTGCCAAGTACGACAAACAGGGTGAAATATATAGTTTCTTGCATAGTGATTACAATGATGCGTGTTCCCTGCAATCTTCGCAGATATCCATTTTGTAATCAATTTCTTTTACGTTCCATCTTCTTGCACCACAACAGTCAGACCTCTCAAAGTCATCGCAATCTCGAGTTCCTTTAAAAGAAACATCTATTGTTCCATCTTTAAAATGTTTTACTATTAGTCCTGTTGCCAATAAAATAGTCTTGTAAGGTTTTGCTTTAAATATCATAATGTTGTTTTTTTAGATAAAAAGATTTCTTCAATGGTTACGTCTAAATCTCTAATCAGTTCGTAATTTCCAATTTCGTTATTATTATATAATTCAATTAAATCTGTTCTTAGGTTAGAAAGTTTAATTAATTGTTTTTTTGTGATTTTCATAATGTTCTGTTTTAAATGGGGTTTTTACACCCCTGTGATTATTACTCCGTTATACTTTCTTCTTCGCTTCCAATAGTGAAAGAAATTAGTTTCATTTCTTCTATTTTAATACGTGTGGTAATCAGGTGGGTAAAGGTATCAAAAGTATAAAGGTTTAAACAACCTCTTGTGATACTTTTAGTATTATAGTTTTCAGAGTGATGTCTACCATCTACGCTTATGCTATACCCACCATCTAAGTCGTCTCTCCATTTAGTAATTTTAAATACTCTGTCATTTTCTTCTCTACCAAAAGTACTTGGTAAAGTAAATTCAATTACACCATTAGGTTTTAACGTTTTCAATAAAGTTTTTAAGTCTTTCATTTTGTCTGTTTTTAACAAAGGCTTAATTGCCTTCATTCAAATATACAACTTATATACTTATTAACAAAGTATTTTATAAGTTATTTTAAAAAAGTTTTTAATTAAGAGTATATTTTCCAAAGTTTGGTCTTGACAAAATTGAGTAAGTAGCATATCTTGTTGGGTCAATAATATGATTGTGCTTATCTTCAGGTACATTAATTAGAGTACCGCTTTTATCTTCTCGCCATTTGTAATTCCTGAACTCTGAAATAGCATTTGTAGAATCTGCTAATATGTGAATTTTATATCTCTTCAGTAAATCAATTCCTGCATTCACTGAGTCCTTGCCTTTTAGTGATGGGAAAATATTATGCCCCATTCTGCGTAATTCAGCGATTAATCGAGGTTCTGCACTATCCGCATATATTGGGTTAGATGCAAGTTTTTCGTCTCTTAGAAACGAGTTAATGTCGCTCGTTGTCATTTGAGTTCTGTATAGATGTTCTTTAATATATAAATTATGCCCCATCGTATAGACTGAAACCAAAGTTGTTGGGTCATTCGAATAACCGAAATCCATTCCGTATGCGATTAGATTAGCTTCAGCAGGTATATGATTGACCTCTGTATATTTAAAGATAGTAGAGCGACTCGCAGACCGTTCTCCTAATCCATAGATTTGCCAATATTGTTCATCCGTTTCTTTTAGTCTTTCAATTTCCAATTTTATAGAATCTTCAACAAATGGATTGTCAAGATATGTAGTCTTGTGAAAGGTACAATCTTCTCTTGTTAAAACTTTATCATATATCCAATGGTATTCGTCAGATGGGTTAAAGTCTAAAATAATCTGCTCCTGTGTTCTGAATACTAATTGTTGCCAATCTTCGAAATATAACTCGTTACCCTCATTTATAAAAAGCAAATCTCTTTTACGTCCTCTAATCTTTTGAGGTTGGTCTAAAGAAATAAATTCAACTAAGTTACCAAATAGATGGTATTCACTATTTGACTTGTTATGGTACTTTTCAGAGTAACAATTATGAGTTTGTAATATACTGAAGAAATCTCGCAAAACAGTCGCACGTAAAGATGGGAATGCCTTACGAGTTATCGTAATTACTTTGTTTTCATTTCTTGCACAATATTCAAATATTATCCATAACAAAATATTGTAAGTTTTACCTGACCTTGTTCCGCCCTGTTCAACTACAATTTTATTTTTATTCTCTAATAAATGTCGGTAGACTATATTAGTCTTCAGTTTTAATTGAGTCAATTATTTCAATTTGAAAGTTAGTAGGCATTCCATCTGCTCCTGTGATCTCTTGACGTTCAACATAGCCCCTGTTTTTTCCTTTTGTCTTTAAATAGAATATAGTGGCACTTGTATTTTGTTCTCCAATCTGCTTATGTAATTGCGATTCTGCAAAATCTAAAGCTACGTTCTCTATATCTTTAACTTCAATAGCGAATGCTTCATCTTCTTTTAGCCATTTATAATACGTGCTTCTTGGTATGTTTGCTTTCTTACAAGCTACCGTAACATCTCCTAAACTCTGCTCAAGTGATTTTAAAAGTGATTCCTTTTTTATGTGTCTACTTTCGTCCATCGTTACATTCCTTTTATTGGTACTTTCATTATTGGATTAAAATCAAAACTTCGCTTACTTTTTTTGTCTCTTTTAATAATATCCTTGCCCCATTTTTTTTGCAAATCTGCAAACTGTTCCTTTTCAAAATCTAAATTTCTATACGTAGCACAACCACCCTCTTGTTCTGCTTGTTTAACATCATAATGAGCAAAGTTAAATCTTAATGCTCCGCCATATTTTTTAATATGTTGCAACGTTATATCGTAATCTTCTTTTAATGGTAAATCTTCATCATATCGGATTTCGCTATCTTTTAAATGCGCTTGAAATGGTCCACCAATATATTGTAAAGTTCCAAAGGGCGAATATTCTCTGTATGCTGCTTTATCCGTTATGCAATTCAAACCCCAAAATTTAAAGCCATATTCTTTGCAGGTATCAGCACTTTTTTCGCAGAACTCTTGTAATTCGTTTGAATCCATATTTAATCGGTTCTGTTTTTGCCATCTGCCTATTCCTTTGCAATCGTCATCAATTATCACAATGCAATCGTAATCTTCAAACAGGTTGTCTAATATCCAATTCCTAACCCTGCATAAGTTACCTTGTGCTTCATTTGGGCAAACTATTATTTTAT